ATTTTAAATAAATCTATAACTTGCCATAATTCTGCCTTAATTATGTGCTAGTAATAATAACAAGGCAACAAAACAACTGGAGGTTGAAGATGAGTAATAGAGAATATAAAACGCCTATTTTTGAACATAGGCATTATGAAATAATCGTTGATATATTGGGTAAAAATAAATATAAAAGTCATTTAGATATATTAAACGCTTTTAATGATTATTTCAAAAATGATAACAAGCGTTATAAATCTAAAAGATTTTTAGATACTTATAACAAAATTACGGCACCTATTGACGCTGAACGAATAGAGAATTTATTAAATAAATAAATAAATAAAAGAAAGGGGTACAACTATGACTAGAATACTACTTGCCGTTGCGTTCGCAATGTCATTTATGTTAATGATGTTAGGCGTTGTAATTATGCTTCATTTAGATTTCATAACTGGTTTTATGATTTCAAGTGTAGGTTGCATATACTTTTTTAAGTATCTGCCATAATTTTGACATAATTATATGCTAATAAAAATAATAAACTGGAGGTAAAAAAATGGTAAATTATAAAACTTTAAGTTTTAACTATCCATTAAATAAAGTAAAAATAGTATGGAATTTCAAAAATAGATTTGATGTTTATACTATTGATAATATAGGCGTTGAAAGTTATCTGGAAAGCATAACTCACTATATTAAAAATAAAACTATTGACAATGCTCAAAAAGTATGCAATAAAATAGTTAACTTTGAAATAGAGTAAATACAACTGGAGGTAGAATGAAGATAAGTAAAGGTGAGATGTTAATTGAATTAATTGCAGGTGAAGTATTAATAGACCCTGCATTATTAATGAGTGATAATAAGTTTGATAAGGAAGTTAGAAGACTTATTAAAAATAAACTACCATTTATAGAAGTTAAAAATAAAATGGTTGAATGGTGTAATAATCAATACTAACAACTGGAGGTAGAATAATGATACAAGCAAATTTAATATTACCTAAAAAAGATAATAATGGTAAATGTGTATTAAAACATATAAATAGTTTAAGATTGGAATGTGCTAAAAAGTTTGGAGGACTTACAATCTCAAATTGTACTGGTGATTGGTATAATAAAGGTAAATTATATTCAGATGATAATATAAAAATAGAAGTATCAATTGAGAATGATTTACTATATAGAGTAATAAGGGCTTTATCATTAAGATTAGTTAACAATAATTTAAGTAGTAAAGAACTATTTTTATTGTTAGCTAAAAAATATGGATTGTTAACTGGACAACTAGCAATTCATATTGTAGTAAATGGTGAAGCCAAAATAATAAATCTATAACAACTGGAGGTAGAATGAAGAATAAATATGGAATATTAGAATATAAATTAGAGGACTGGCATCCTAATAAATATGGATATAAATCTATAAATATAAATGATGTTGGAGTAGAACTATTTGATTGTTTAAGTTATGATGAGCAGGATTATGTAATTCAAATGAGTAAATATTCTCACTTAAATTATGATGATGTAATAAAACAATATGATATAGACACACTTCCAAACTATATTAAAAATCAAAAAAGATTGGGTTGGGAATGTGATAGTCAGGGAAATATAATTGGAATAATAAAATAATAAATAGATAACAACTGGAGGTAGAATGTTTAAAAAAGAAATAACAATACACGAATTTGCAGAAGATAAAGATATACAACAACTGGTTGAACTTGGATTTATGCAAATTAATGATAGCGAATATGAGTACAATGATAATTGCTATTGTAAAAAATGTAAAGAACAAAGAGAGAACAAATAAAATTATGAGCTATGCAAAAAACACATAGCTGATATGCAAAAAAAGAATTATGGTTGACATAATCTTGCCACAATTATGTGGTATAGCAATAATAACACGGAGGAAAAATGAGTAGAGAAAAACTAAAAGAAAAAATAGATAAGATACATACTTATCAACTCTATAATGCTTATGAGTGTGAAGATTTATATCCTATTGATAGTGATATACTTGCTTATGCTTATGACTATATACCAATTAAGATTTTAAAAAGAATAATTGAAAGACATAAGGAGGAAAATGAAAAATAAAAATAGAGAAATATTAATAGACTTGCAAGAAAACTTTGAAGAGTATATGCAATCTATTGCAGAAGATAATAAATATAATTTGGTTGGTGATGACTTTATAGATTATCAATTAAATAAATATGGAACTATTGGAACAGAAGGGAGTGCATATGAGAAAAGAAAAAAAGGATATTAAATTTAAAACTTTAGTTAAATTTAAAGACGGCTCATATATGTATCATAGAGACCATATTGAAGCGTTTAATAATGCTAAAAGTAAAGGGTTAAAAAACCCTGAAGATTATATGTATATGTATTCAAGAGATGATACAGATTATTTTAAGAATATAAACTTCAGAAATTATATAAGCTTTAATCAGGAGGAATAATGAAGAGTATAAAATATAACTTTTTATGGGAAGAAAATAAAGACGAAATAAAAACTGAAGATGTTGAAAGTAGAGGATATAAGAAAGCAGTAAAAAGTTTTCAAAATAAATATCCTAATATAAAAAGAACTTGGATATCTTGGGTAAAGGAAGGTAAACCATTACAAAAAATACAAAAACTTCCATTAGGTAGGAAGAAAAAACTAGGAGGATAAATGAAAACAAAAGAAGCAATAAGTATATTAAATTATGCCGTAGAATATTATGACATGATGTATGATTCAGGTGATAAAAGACATAATGAAGAAGAAAAGAATAATGTTTGGAATGCACTTGATTATGTTGCGAAACAATTAAAAGAGGAAGATAAATGAACTGGAGTGAGAAATACTATGAGGGTTTAAGTGAGGAGCAACATAGAATAAACAATCAATGGTTTAAAAATATGTTAAACTATTTAAAAGATAAAGGTATTCTTTATGTTCCTAATTTAAATAAGTCTTTTAATAAACAAGGAGAAGAAATAAAATGAAAACAATTAAAAGAGACGACTACAAGATAGTTAAAATAAAAAAACTTTTAGCAGAAGATTATGGGGAAAATCATGGGTTGTTAGTAGATGATATTAAAAGAGTTATTTATAATCTACCTAAAAGAAAAGTAATAGAGTGGGGAAGTGAATTTAAAACTGGTGAAAAACTGAAAGAGATAACATGAAAACAATTAAAGAGTTTAGAGACCATTTTAGTACAGAAGAAATTAAACTATTAAAAGAAATAGTTTGTGGTAAGTTAGAATTTTCTGTACTAGAACAACAGATAAAAGATTTTTATGAGGATAGTTATATCGAGCCAAATGAAAATCTTATAGATAAATTAGAGTTTGATATGGAATATGTGAGGTTAATATGATAGAAATATTTTTAGAGATGAACCCAGAATTAAGATTAATTATCTTGACAATCATAGTAATATGGTTGTATATGGAGTGGCAAGATAATAATAACAAGGAGGATAAATGAAAGTAAAAGAATTAATAAAAATATTAAAACAAGCACCACAAAATATTGATGTAGATGTATTTAATCATGACACAGATTATTTACAAAAAATTGATGATGTCTGGATACCAAGTAAGGAAGATATGAAAGACAGTCCAGAAGTGCAGTTAGAAATAAATAAGCATATTGGTTTAAAACCAAGAATATTATAAGAAATAAATAGGAGGAATAAATGAAAAAACATTATGAGGTACAAACTAAATTTATTTATGGTTGGGAAAATGTTTGGCGTGATGAAAATGGTAATTTAGAATATTTTAAAACAAAAAAAGAAGCTATAAAAAATCTTAAAGATAATGTTGATGATTGGAATAACGACCCACACACAATAGAAAAATATTCTTATGACGATTATCGAGTTATATATACTGATAAAAATAATAATAAATTTTTAGTTTTTACAAACATGGAGGAATAAATGAAAACAGTTAATAAATATACAGATTATCTTTTTGAAATAATGCAAGACCATTATGAAAATAATAAGTCTATTTATGAAGAAAATGGAAATGACACTACTGAATGGCAAAAAATAGATAGAATGAATAATAAAATAATGAAGATAATTAAAGATTATTTTACAAAACAACAAGCATAAAGGAGGATAAATGAAAGCAACAACACCATATAGAAGACTACAAGAGAGGGTAAAAGAACTTGAAGAGATAAGTAAAGTCCATCAAGAACAAAATGGAAAACTTCAAGTAGAGATAAGTAAAAAAGATGAACAGATTGAAAAACTTGAAGGAGAACTTTATCAATTAAAAAAACAAATAGACTGGATACCAGTATGAAAAAAATAATAGAAAAGTTAGAGTTTTATTCGTTATATTATAGAGAAGGTATGATAGGTTTTATAATAGGATTTATTATAGGAGCAATAATATTATGAATACAACATTAAACAGAACTATTAAAAGAAAAATAGGTAAGACAATAGAGTTAATACTTGAAGCACAACAAGAACAATATAACTCTAGGTTGACAGATATTCAATTAAGACTAGAAACTATATATGATACATTACATAATGATGATATAGAAGTTAAAAGAGAAAAGGGTAGGTTGAATTATGCGAACAAATAATGAACAAAGGATAAACAATATATGTACTTTATAATTTTTAAACCAACAAATGTGTATAAGTTATTCAGTAATGAAGTGTTTGAAACTGAAAAAGAAGCTGAAGACTATGGTAAAAGAAATAAGTTTAAGAAAGTAAAATGGAAAGTAGTAATGTATGATAAAAATAATATAAGGAGGTACTGGAAATGAAAAAGTATAGAGTGTGGCGACAAGAAATAGTTATGTACAATCAGGAAGTAGAAGCAAAAAATAAACAAGAAGCATATGAGAAAGCGTTTGATTTAGATTTTGATGATTGGTATGTAGGTGAGTGTGATAGGTATGATAGTTGGAAAGATAGTTATATTAGAAAAGACTTAACAGAAGTAATAAAAGAAAGTGATAGTTGGTCAGAAGGATATAACAAATGGAAAAAAGAAAAGGAGAATAATTAATATGAAAACATATGTAGTTAGAGGTGGTTATACAATATACGAACAATATGAAATAAGTGTTGTAGCAAAAGATGAGAAGGAAGCTGAAGCTAAAGCAAAAACAATTCCTGTAAAAGAATGGAGTGAATTACAATCATCAAATAGTGATGAGGGATTTGTGATTGATGATGTGTGGGAGGATGAATGAAAAAGAAAATTAAAAAATTATTATTAAAGTTAGTAGATGTAATTGAACATTTACTTTTAAGATTGATGGGTTGGAAGTGAAGAGACCAAAATTTGAATACCGAATGGCAATTTTAATATTGGTTGGTGGTTGTATACCTCCAATAATAACTACAATATTAAATAGATACTTTGATTATAGTATAAGACAATCTATGGAGTTAACTTTTATTCTTTGTATTCCTCTAGCAGTTTGGATGGCAAGTAAAATTAATGAGAGATGGCATGATGATAGAGAGGATTAGATTATATATATATAATTAGATATTGTAATAATGATATTATTAATAAACCTAATTATTTATATATACTAATTAATTATGATTTGTAATAGAACAGATATAGAAATGCGACACAATGACTCATACTTTTAATAATTTATTTTTGTTTTTCATATTGTTGTCAAGATGTTGCCTTATTTTAAACACAAAGTTTTAGTATGATTACATTAACAAAGGAAAAAAATGATACCAGAAACTAACAAGATATATAAAGGTGATACATTTGAATATGTAGCAAGGATATATGGAGGTGGACATCTCAAAAAAGAATTAGTAGAAAAGAATGGAGATGTTTACAAGGGTCATATAAAAGAGTATAAAGTCAAGGGTTATGGAAATACTTTTTGTTTAACTGAAGATGGTAGATGGTTTGATAATATAGGATTTGAATGTAATGTACCATCTGGATTTGAACATATTAAGAAAGTCTGGGAAGTTAAGAACGAAGCTAGAAAAATAAGAGAAGAGAAGAAGTACAATGAGTATAAAAATAAAATGTTTAAGAAAGGAGCAAGATGATGATAGTAAGATATATCCATAGTCTATTACAAAAGTTAATAGATAGAGAGGATGAAAAGTTTAGAAATAGTAGATACAATGCTAGACTTAAATTAAATGGGAGGAATACACACTAATGAAACTTAATCAGATAGTGGCTATAAGTAAAATACTTAGTGATAGAAAAGTGCCTGATGATGTAGAAAAATTTCTAAGTTATTCACACTATTCTAAAAGTAAAGATACTTTTATAAAATATGGAGACATGGATTTGTTTCATTTTATTAGAAGTCATATTAATGATAAGAGACAAGTATGGGATGATATGTCAGATAAGTCTGATAAACTTGCAGAAATAAAAAAAATATTGGAGGAGTAATGATGGTACAAAGAAAAACAATCGGTCAGTTAGTAAAAGAAAACCATTGGAGTGTTCAAGGTCTAGCAGATAGTTTAAAGATAACTAAAGAGGATATAATTAAATGGGAAAAGTTAAACAAGCGATACAAGAACTTGAAGAAAAAGTTTACGAAATAGTGCAGAACTCAGAAGATATAACATTGGCAGAAGTACAAACAATATTATTTAAGAAAGAGTTTTTGTTAGATAGAAACCCTTACTTCTTAGATGAAAAAGAAGTTACTAGAGTTTATAATAAAGCAGTATGGGAGAAAGATAATCAGGAAGAATATATAGGAGATTGAATGAGTGTAGATGGTAAAGAACAATGGATAGAAAACAGAGCATATGAATTGTTTGATGAGATGCAAAGAAAACATCCTCATTTATCTTATAATGAGATTGATGAGTTATGTTTTAAACAAGCTGAAGAAGATTATAATAATCAACCTGAACCTGATTATGATGATTGGTATGATGATGAAGAAATAAATGATAATGAGGAAGATAATGACGAAGAAAGTAAAGTTAAATAAACCGATACTAGGTAAAAAAAATTTTGCTTCAAGAGTTGAAGTAGAATATTATAGGAGATATGAAACAATGAAGTTAAGCAAGAAGTTAATTAAAAAAGTACATGAAGCAGTAGGTATCTGTGAGGGATATATTCCTGCTGAAAGTGTGGAAGAAGAATTAGAAGCGTGGCAATACTTAATTGATACTGGAGTTGCGTGGCAATTGCAGGGTTGGTTTGGAAGACAAGCGAACCATTTAATTGAGAATAATTTTTGTAAACCTAAAACAATAAACTAAGGAGAAATATGTTTGGAGAAAAGAAACAATTAAAAAAATATATAGTAATGAGTAGGTATGGCGATAATGAAAACTTTTATCAATCAAAAGCATTTGTATCTAAAGAAGATGCAGATAAATATGCAGAGTTAATGTTAAAAGTTGATGGTGATGATGGGCATAACTATTTTTTATTTGAACAATCAAAAGATTATTCAGAAAAGATAAGTCCAATGAATGATTTTAGAAAGGCAGTAAATGAATAAGATATTAATAGGAATTATTGCAGTACTATTTTTAGTAGGGTGCAGTAGCATTGATAATCCAAGAGTTAGTTTTGGAAAAAAATGTTTAGTCAAAGAAAATGATGTAGCATTTTCATATGTTTGGTTCTATGATAAAGATACTGGACTTATGGCAACAAAGGAACAATGCGAATATTAATTATAGTATTAATGTTAATAATATTATATGTAGGGTTGGTGGGATGTTCTTCTAATAAGATAGACACGAACCCTCATATAACTATTGTAAAGGAAATATTTAAACACCAATACAATAAAAGAGTTAAGGAGGTTTCATATGAAACAAAATGGTAGAGTGCATCCAGTATCTATTTATTCAGAATGGATGAAGATGTTTAATGAAGACTTAAAAAGAAAAAAGAAAAAGAAAAAGAAAACAAAAGATTGGCATGGTGCAATCGAAGAATTAGTAAAAGAAACTAGGAGAATATAATGTTAACACCAAAACAATTAAAGTTATTTAATTATTTAAAACAATATAAAAAACAAAATAATTATATGCCTACATTTAGAGAGATAAAAGATTATATGAGTATGAAATCTTTATCTCAAGTATATAATATGTTAGGTTATTTAGATTGGAAAAAATATATTAAGAAACATGAGAACATGAATAGAGGAATAGAAATATTAAAGGAGGTAGCATGAAGAAAAAATATAAACAAGTTGAAGAACAAGATGAGAGAAGTGTATATATGTTTCATAATACAAAACATAATTTGTATCTATTTACTAATGCACAATATTATGAAGGAGCAATGGCAACATTTGACCTTTGTAATTTTAAAGATAGACAAGACTGGAAGATATTCTTAGAAGGTGGAAGTCAACCAGCTTAACAACAATACAACCTATGGTAGAAAGGACCAAATAATTATGTTAAAACCATTGATATTATTGACAAATAATTATTTTTTAATAATGTTGTGGGATAAAATGTTTATGTGTATAATGGGTATACTGTCTTTAAAAAGACAATTAATCATAAACATTTTAGAGGACATAACTATGAGCAAATTCTTTTTGAAAAAATCTTGGGTAAATTTAGATATGTGTATTGAGGATTATTATAATTCTGGTACAACGATTGAAGAAGTAAGGGAAAATTTAAATTGGAGTCCATATTCTAATATAGTAGGACAACAAGTAAAGTTAAGTCGTCATACAATAGAAGAGATAGATGAAGAAACATACAAAAATAAAATCAAGAAATCCAATAGCCCAGATTCTACAAAGAAAACAATATCACTTAAAGATTGTAAAGAATAAAAAGAAAAAACTCATAGAAAAATTGTTTGATAAAATGAGATATGATATTGAATAGTAATACTCCCTTTGGGAATATTAACAGTAAGGGTGAGGGTGCAGTAATAACTCCTCATGTTTTACTATGGAGATGTGTTATTGTGAGAGCAATAATGGATGGACTTGATGTTGATATTCATGCATGGGGAAATGCAAGAGAGAACATAGTCAAAGATGCAATCGCATGGTTTTCTCTTAAAGAACCACACTTCTGTTTAGCGTGTGATTATGCTAACTTAGAACCTTCCTTTATAATCAGAAGATTTAAACAATTACAATCTGCTAATACCAAAAAGAAATTTCATGGTAAGAACCTTAATAAGTTTCTAACTCATTACATATGTTCGATACATGAAGAACCAGATATGAAAAGGTCAGCATGACGAAGAATACTAAGTTTGATTTAGATTTAAAGTATGGTCAGATAAGAGAAAAAAGAATTGATGACTTCTTAAAAGGTGCAAAGATAGAAGTTAAGACTGAAAGAAGTTGGTGGAGAAAGACTGGTAATATAGCAATTGAATATGAGTTTAGAGGTAAACCAAGTGGCATAGATAAAACAGAATCTAAATGGTGGTTTCATGTTTTAGAACTTGATAACAAAGAACATTGTATATTAGTGATGAGAGTATCAAGATTAAGAAAAATAGTTAAGAAATATAAAAAGACTCACACAAAACAGATAGGAGATTATAGAGCATCAAAGTGTGTAGTCTTACCTATTAAAGAATTATTTAGTGAAGGTTGTTATAATTTATAATGTTTAATATATTTGAAAAAATAATTGGTTATATGTTTTTATTATATGCGTGTTATATATTATTTCATATGATAGTAGGAACATTTAATTAGTTATGGAAAAGTCAGCAGATTTAAGAGATGCTATGCATTTATATTATGATGAACCTATATGGGGTCATATGAATGAAAAAGAATTATCTCAATATTTAATACCATGTATATCATTAGGTCAGTATCATGTTTTTAGATATGAAACAACAAATGTTGCCTATGCATTTACGAGCTGGGCTTATCTAAATGATGATGTAGAAAAAAGATATATTAAATCTGGAATGTTAGATAAGTTTGATTGGGATAGTGGAGCAAATATATGGCATATAGATACTATTAATAAACATAATGGTAAGTTAAATGATATATATAAGTGGACTGCAAACTATTTTGAAAATAAATTTTCAGGAGATGCAGTAGTTAACTGGTTAAGACTAAGTAAATCAGGGGATAAAATTTTAAGAAGAAATAAAATGACAGTAGGGAAAGGACTAAGAAAATTTAAATGAGTGATAGAGAACTAATAACAGAATATAAACATACGATATTAGAACTTACACAAGAGAAGAAAGATTTAAATAAATTAATCGAAGAGAAAGATGCTAAGATTAAAAAAATTTTAATTCAACTTGAACAAGCTAATTCAGATATACATTCTGCAGGTAAAAAGATTGCAGAACTTGAGAAGAAACTTAATAAAAAACAAGTTATTAAAAGAGTAATAGATGAGAAACTAACAGAAATCCTTGAAAATACTAGCGAAATTGACGAAAAAAAAGATGATGAAAGCGTTGACAACTAGGGTATATTTTTGTTATAAACTCGATATGAAAAATGATAAAATTAATTTTAACAATAACATAAAGGAAAATACATATGGCAATAATTGAAGGCACAGCTTACTGGGCTTCTCTGACACGACCAAACGAAAAGTTTGAACCTATGTGGAGAATAGATTTATCAGTTGATTCTAAATCTGCAGAGGACTTAAAAGGTCAAGGGATATCAGTAGGAGAAACAACTGTTGATGAAAAGGTAATTCCTAACATCGTAAAATTTAAAAGAAAAGTAAAGAAAGCTAATGGTGAAAAAAATTCACAACCACAATTAGTGGATGCTGATAAGAAACCATTTGATAAAATAGTCGGTAATGGAAGTAAAGTTAAAGTAATGTATAAACCATACGAATGGAACTTCAAAGGTAAGAAGGGGATTGGTTTAGATTTACAAGCTGTACAAGTTATGGACTTAGTGGAATACAAACCTAAAGAAGACTTTAGTGTTGAATCTGGAAATACTTCTAACGGAAGTGTTGACAACATCAAAGATTTTTAGTATAGTCTCGTCAGTCATACAAGTTATGGCTGTCATTTTTCTACTCCTGAGAAGAGTCGGCTTGTAGTTGAGTCGGCTCTTCTTTTTTTTTAAATGAAAGGAATTAATAATGAGGGTGCAAATGAACGAACAAAATAAAAATGGATTTGTAAAATATCACTTACCATGCCCACTTTGTAGCAGTAGTGATGCAGTATCTTTAAATGCAGATGGGTCAGCTTACTGTTTTTCATGTCAAGAATACATGAGGGAATATAATGCAGAACAAGAACCAACAATAATCAATAGAGAAAACGAAACAAAAAGTTTTCAAACTCAATCAGACTTTGCAGAAATAGTTGATAGAAATATCAAAACTGATACTTGTAAAAAGTATGGGGTTACTGTTAAGATTGATAGTGTAGGTAATATAATAAATCATTACTATCCATACCATGATAAACAAGGTGCAAAGATAGGAACTAAAACAAGGTTTACTAAATTAAAAGAATTTAGTATACAAGGTAATACTAAACACTCTGGTTTATTTGGTGAACATTTATTTACTAAAAACAAATATATAATTATTACTGAAGGTGAGTTAGATTGTTTATCAGCTTATCAAATGTTTAAGACAGATAAGTATGAGACTCCAGTAGTAAGTATTAAGAATGGAATTACTTCTGCAGTTAAAGATGTAAAGAATAGTTTAGAATGGTTAGAAAATAATTTTGATAATGTAATTATAAACTTTGATAATGACTCACAAGGTAAAGAGGGAGCATTAAAAGTTGCAGAATTATTTAGTCCAGGAAAATGTAAGATATTAAATTTACCAGAAGGATTTAAAGATGCTTCTGATTGTTTAACTAAAAATAAAATACAAGCATATGTTAAATCTTTTTGGGAAGCTAAAGTCTTTGCTCCAGATGGTATAATAAATGCTAATACTTTATTTGACCAGATAACAAAACCAACAATTAGGTCTTTTGTTCAATATCCTTTTGAGGGATTAAATAAAATAACATATGGTATACGACCTGCAGAGTTAGTTACATTTACAGCAGGTAGTGGATTAGGTAAGACTCAAGTAATGAGAGAGATTGTATATCATATGATTAAGAAGACAAAAGATAATGTTGGTCTGTTAATGTTAGAAGAAACACCAGTAATTACTTCTAAAGGTTTAATGAGTTTAGAAGCGAATCAAAGATTACATTTACCAGATGTCACTTTAAGTAAAGAAGAAATGAAAACTTATTTTGATAAGACAGTTGGTACTGGAAGAGTATTTATGTTTGACCATTTTGGTTCTAACTCAATTGATAATATAGTTTCAAGAGTTAGGTTCTTAGCAAAAGGTTTAGATTGTAAATATATTATTATAGACCATGTAAGTATCATTGTCTCAGACCAAAGTCATGGTGATGAGAGAAGAGCATTAGATGAAATTATGACTAGACTTAGAACTCTTGTTCAAGAGACTGGAGTTGCTATGATGGTTGTATCACATTTAAGAAGACCAGATGGGAAAGGACATGAAGAAGGAGCAGCAACAAGTTTATCTCAATTGAGAGGGTCGGCTGCTATAGGACAGTTAAGTGATATGGTTATTGGACTTGAGAGAGATGCTCAAAATGATGACCCTGATGTTAGAAATACCACAAAGATAAGAGTATTAAAAAATAGATTTGCTGGTATTACTGGACCATGTTGTAATTTAAAATATAATATAGATACTGGCAGACTGGATGAGGTGCAGTCAAGTGATTTTTGATAAAGTTATATTTGATATTGAAACAACATTAACTGCAGATAAAATTTGGTGTATTGTTTGTAAACATAATAATGACTTCTATCAATTTAAAGAAAATAATTTAAATAGGTTTGAAGAATTTATTAAGAATACAAAAGAAGTTATAGGTCATAATATAACTGGCTTTGATATACCAGTCATAAATAAAATTTTTGGTTATGATTTATTTAAAAATTGTAAGATAACTGATACATTAATTTTATCTAGGTTGTTAAATCCTATGATAGATGGTGGTCATTCACTAAAGAATTGGGGTTTAAAATTAAATCATAAGAAGATTGACTTTGAAGAGTTTGATTATTTTAGTGATGAGATGTTAGTTTATTGTAGGAATGATGTAACTTTAACACAGAAGCTATATAAATTTTTAATTAGTAAGGTAAAAGATTTTGGATATTCAATTGAACTAGAGCATGAAGTTGCAAAGATAATACAGAGACAACATGAAAAAGGATTTAAGATTGATGTTGTTAATGCTTATATGCTTCAAAGTAAATTTAAAGAGGAGATGACTGACTTACAAAATAAAGTTAGAGAAACATTTCCTCCATTAAGAATAGAAGAAACATTTATACCTAAAGCTAATAACAAAGCTAGAGGTTATGTAAAGGGAGTACCTTTTACAAAAGTAAAATATAAAGAATTTAATTTAGGGTCAAGGCAACAAATAGGTGAACGACTTATGAAACTAGGTTGGAAACCTAAAAAGAAAACAGATAAGGGTCATGTAATTGTAGATGAAAAAGTTTTATCTGAAATAAAAAATATACCTGAAGCTAAATTAATAAATGAATTTCTTATGCTTCAAAAAAGAATTGCCCAAGTTTCCTCCTGGGTCGAAGCAATTAAGGAAGATGGTAGAGTACATGGTAAAGTAATTACCAACGGAACAATTACTGGAAGGATGAGTCATCAAGCACCCAACATGGCTCAGATTCCTGCTGTGTACTCACCTTATGGAAAAGAATGTAGACAGTTATGGATTGTTGAGAAAGGATATAAATTAGTAGGGGTTGACGCTAAAGGTTTAGAAATTAGAATGTTAGCTCACTACATGAACGATAAGGAATACACACATGAAGTCATTAATGGAGATATACACACAGCAAATCAAGTTGCTGCTGGTTTGGAAACAAGAGATGCAGCGAAGACTTTTATCTATGCTTTCATCTATGGAGCAGGTTCAAAAAAAATCGGAACTATCATTGGAGGTAATGAAAGAGATGGAGAAAGAGTTAAAGAAAAGTTTCTTAGAGCAACACCAAGTCTTAGAAGTTTACGAGAAAAAGTGGATGCAATTACTTCAACAAACAGAAGATGGCTCAAAGGACTCGACCAAAGAAAAATAATAGTAAGACACCCTCATGCAGCTTTAAATACCCTATTACAAGGGGCTGGGGCTTGTGTTATGAAGGTAGCGTTGACATTGCTAGAACAATATGTTATAAATAAACGAATCAAAGCTTATCCTGTAGTAAATGTACATGATGAATTTCAGTACGAAGTTGAGGAGAATAGAGCAGATGAGTTTGGAAAACTAGCTGTACAAGCAATTAGAGATGCTGGTACAAAATTAAAATTAAGATGTGAATTAGATGGAGAATATAAAATCGGAAACAACTGGGCAGAAACGCATTGATACAGTAGCTGATGATATTAAGAAGTTAATAGCTGATATTGCAAATGGTAAACCTGCACCAATAACAGAAGAGAATATGAATACATTCCTTAATTATATTAAGGAGTCTGTATTAGCTTGGAACACACCACCTAAAAAAGAAAAGTATGATGGTAGTCTAAGAATGAGTATACTTGGTAAACCTGCTAGACAATTATGGTATGATAAGAACTCACCTAAAGAAACAAAAGAATATGATGCTAGTAATAATTTAAAATTTTTATATGGTCATATTGTTGAACATTTAATTTTATTTTTAGCAGAATTATCTGGACATAAAGTAGAAGATAGACAAAAGAAAGTCCATGTTAATAAAGTTAAAGGACATATAGATTGTAAAATAGATGGAGAAATATGTGATGCAAAGTCAGCATCATCATATAGTTTTAAAAAATTTAAGAATAAAGAATTATTAAATGATGACCCTTTTGGTTATCACGCCCAGCTATCAGGATATGAAGAAGCAGAAGGAACTAAAGCTGGAGGTTTCTTGGTTGTTGATAAATCTAATGGTGATATATGTTTTTATAAACCAGAAGAATTAGCAAAACCAGATGTTAAAAGTTTGATAACAGATTTAGAAACTAAATTAGCAAATGATACACCACCAGAAAGATGTTATCCATTGAAGCATGAAAAGAATGGTAATAAATCTTTAGCAGTTGGCTGTCAATTTTGCATACATAAATTTGAATGTTATAAAGATGCTAATAAAGGTAAAGGTTTGAGAGTGTTTCAATATTCAAACAAAAAAGTTTTCTTAGCTGATGTAATTAAAGAACCTAATGTAGAGGATATAACAAAACAATTTGAAGATGGAATTAAAACACAAACATTTGCTAGTTAGAGCAGAAGTATTAGAACCTCCAAAAGATTTAAAGTCTACTAAGAAATGGACTAGAAGTTTAATTAAAGATATTGATATGAAAATATTAGCTGGTCCTTATGTAAAATATTGTGAAGTAAAAGGTAATAGAGGTATTACTGCTGTTACTATAATTGAAACATCACATATAACTTTACATTCATGGGATGAATTAAATCCTGCTTTAGTTCAGTTAGATGTTTATAGTTGTAAAGCTTTAGATGAAAAAGTTGTATTTGATTATGTGTATAAATTTCAACCTGTTCGTATGAGTTATAGATATTTTGATAGAGAAAAAAATTTTAAATTAATTAGTTTAGATAAAGATGAAAGTTAATAAAAAAGATTACGAAGTTATATATGATTGTATAGTATCAGAACAAGTATCACCTGATAGAATTGCTAAATATTTTGAAGATAAAAAGTTTTTAAATTATTGGAGGGAAAGAAATGAATACCAAAAAGATGAGTAAAATTAGAAATAAAGCAAAAGCAATTCTTGTTGAGTGGTTAAAAGGTTTACTAAATAAAGAAGAACAAGCTAAAGTAAATGTAAAAAATATATTAACTTTATTGCCTAATCAAACTCATTATTGGCATAATACAACATTAAGATTACAACCATGGTCTTATAAATGGGTAGTAAAAAAATTAAAGCACAACCCTGAGTTGACAATAGACACATTAAATGATATGTTGCAACCATCAGAACAACAATTAAGAAGAAAGAAAATGATAGAAGAAGGACCAATCAAGAATGACACATAAAGATATATTTAAAGGCACTACATATGATTCATTAGAAAAACAAGTAGGTGGTAATCACTATTCTAAAATGAAGATTCAACCTGCTCACTTTATAAATGAAAATAATTTAGAGTTTGCAGAAGGTAATGCTATCAAATATATTTGTAGACACAAATCAAAAGGTAAACAAAAAGATATTGAAAAAGCTATTCACTATCTTGAAATGATAATAGAGAGGGATTATACATGAGTATATCAGAAGCTGAAATAAGGCAGTTAGAAAAAAGAGCAAGAGGTTTAAGAAGACTTATTGCTTCTTTAAACGATTTAAATATGTATGGGATTAATTCACATATAGATAGAATGTTATTTGAGAAAATAAAAGATTTAAAAGAACATTTAAAAAAGAAAATTACATCTAACAATGTAAAGTTAAATGCTTTTTATTCTAAAAGTATAGATAGTTTAGTTGATGATGATTATCAACAAGGTGAAGTTAGAACTGAATCTAGTTTTGTAAGTAAAGATTATAAAGAAGACCCAGGTTCTTTTTCAAATGATTTAGAACATCACCAACAAATTGATAAGAACAATCATAATCAGGATATATAATGTCTAATGTATTAGGCATGGATGGTAAACCAAAACAACCTACTGGTCCTATTTATAATATGAGGTTGTGTTTAATTGGTCAAGCAGATATTGATATAAAAAATATTCAAACATTTGGTATTGCTGAAGATGGATTCTTTATGGTAAAAAGTTATAACAACTTAAAATTACCTGTCTTTATGACTAATCCTATGAGAGTTAAAAGCGTTGAGATATTTAAAGAGGGTGATAAACCTGTTACAAAATTAACAGGAGCAGATGAAGATGATGATTTAATTATAGATTTATTAAGGAAAAGCAATGCAACCCAATCCAAAGATAAGAAAATCTAAAAGTAAAAATAAAAGAAGAGAAGCTGTGTTAATGGGATTTAAACTTCTCATTAATAATCAAGGTCAATTTGTTACTGAAATAAAAAACTATCCTCTAGATAAAGTATCTTTACATTTTTCTAAAGAAAACTCTGGTGTTATTACAGCTATGTTAAGGGAAAGTAAAACTAATTTTGAAATGTTGACAGAGAAGTTAGAGACAATAGCACGAGATGTTTTTCATACTTAAACATCATCTTGTTCTACTGATATACAATCATACTTAGTTGCTAAATGAAATTCATTTATATTTGCAACACCTTCTGATTGCAATAAATTCATACTTTGTATATGAGCAGCAACTACACATTCATTCCAACTATTATATAATTTAGTATTTTCAATTGTAGGTTTACATACTCCAGTTAAAAAAGAACACACCTGTATTATCAAAATAAATTTAGTCATTAATTACTTTTACTACCTTTTTAGCTCCCATGTAAATTTCAGTTTCTACTTTTAATTTT